TGCATCGTCAAAGCGTGTAACATTTGACGCATGCAAATATAATAATAATAAATTAAATAGCAATGAAAAAAGTGAAAAATAGTAGAGCAAACCGTAAAAGCAAAACGGGTGACTTAGCAGACCAAGTGGCAGAGCATATATTATCTACGAATGATTTTAGCATAGAAATAGCTAAAACAATGGAAAAATCACAACCAGCCATCAAAGAGGCTGCAAGGCGTAGAAGTGATACTTTATTAAGTATCAAACTAATATCTTTATATGAAAAGTATGGGTATTCAATTAAGGATGTTATAGCAAAAAAATATGAATAATACCGAGCTAAAGAGACACCTTAAAAGAAAATTAGAGCGAGTAACATTGCTCAAATTATCCTTAGAGGGTACTGTTAGAGAATTGGCAAGCGAGATTATTAGCCTTAACGAAGAACTTGCCCTTGTGGAAGGGGGCAAGTCTTCAAAAAAGAAAACCACAACACCTGATATATCGAAGTATACGACACAATTTTACGCTGAGTTTGAGAAAGCAAGGCAAAACAGCGACCTATAAAAAAAGCCCCGCCGGCAAGCGAGGCATATGATAACAAATAAAATTTATAACGATGGCAAAATTACTACAAAAATTATTTTCTCGCAAGAGAAACGAGAAAAAAGTGCAAGACCAACAACTACAAGTGATTAACGGTTACTTGTGCTACAAAAAGCGCCGTTACAGCGAGCTAAACTACGAGCAAAAAGAGAAATATAACGACTGCTTGATACCACAAGCTGAGCAAGAGGCTTTTCTACAACTTCTTAAAAGAACCCAATTAAGATACGTATAACTATGAGAACAATGACAAATACCGAGTTTGAGCGAGTACTCAACGAAGAACGCAAGCAACGCTATTATTATAGCGACTTGTTGGACTTGCGAGAAGATAGTCACAGGTCTTTCAGTTGTGAGTTTATCACAGAAGACGATTATCCAGATGATTGGTACTGCGCTATCTATTATGATGTAACGACCCGTTGTGAGGGTAACAAGAGCTGCCATAGTGTAGAGATACAGCATATATACATCAACTTCCAAGAGGTTAGGGTTACTGAAATGCAAGAAAGCGTATTAACAACAGTACTCACCAACCGAGCTAATGAAGAATTTCAGTTTGAAGATACTGAGGGGCTGTACCCAGATTTAGCAACATCTTATACATGGTAATATGAAAGTAAATGATATAGTAAGGGTTAATCCATTTATAACAACAGACCCTCATGGGCAGCGTGGCAAGGTAGGGGTCGTAGTAGAGGTAATTAATAATGAAGGTCTTGAGATAGTCAAGGTAAGGTTCAATAAAGGTTGTTACGGACTATACGACGGCGATACACTTGAAAAAGTAACCACTAAAAACAATGAACAATGAAAACAACAATAGAAAAGGGCAAATGCTATGAGATAGGCGATTGGATTTTACAAATTGACAAAATAGACGATCGTTATATATGGTGCTTTGGCACAGACAGCGATAGAATGATAGGACATATAATACTCCCTATTGATAGCAAAGTAACTCGTGAAGTACCCATTAATGAATATATCAATTATATAGATGTAGCAAGACAGAATATAGCAGCTGAGTTCAGGTATAGACTAAGCCAATACGAAGAATAGTAACAAGTAAAATTATATAAAAATGAATGAGAACATAATCACCGTACAACAACTCCCCGTGATCGTCTATGAGCGATTGGAAAGCGTGGGGCAAGAGATTGACAAGCGTATCGCAGCGCTTGACTTGGACAAGCAACTCGTAACAGAGGACACCAAGAAAGCCGTTAAGGACACGAGGGCTATGCTCAATAAAGAGTTGAAAGACTTTGAAGAGCAGCGCAAACGTATCAAAGAGCAAGTAATAGCACCTTACGAGGCTTTTGAAAAGGCATATAACTCCTTAATCAAGGTAAAATATGAGACAGCCGATGGTATTCTTAAGGTGAAAATTGACGAGTTCGACAAGCGCTTAAAAGCAGACAAAGAAGCACGTATCAGGGCTTATTTTACAGAGTTATGCCAAGCGAATAACATTGACTTCCTCCCTTTTGAAAGGCTTGGGTTAAACATAAGATTAAATGATAGTGACAAGAGCTTGAAGGACATTGTAAATACCAATATTGATAACGTGGTTAAGAGTCTTGAATTTATTGAAAGCCTAACAGACCCCGACGAATATAAGGCAGAAGTCCTCGCTGATTACAAGCAAACCCTTGATGTAATGATTGCGATAAACAACGCAAAGTATCGCAAACAGCAACGTGAAGCTGAATTACAACGTATCGAGGCGCAACGAGCAGCAGCCGAGCAAGCAAGATTAGCCGCTGAAGCAAGAGCGAGAGAAACAGCCCCTTTGCAAGCACCTGAAGAAGTACCAGCTCCAGCAATTCAAGAAGCCCCTGCACCACCTCAAGAAGTACCAGCTCCAGCGCCTCAAGAAGTAACACCTGATTTGATAGTAACCAATTTCACCGTACAAGGCACAATGGAGCAACTCAGAGCCTTAAAGGCATATATCCTTAGTAATAACATTAAAATCATAGAAGAATGAGTACAGCAGTAACCACCACAGAGAAGAAACTAACATTAGGAAACTTCCTCAATCAAGCTAACACAGCCGACTTTTTGACTAAAACATTAGGGGCAAGAAAATCAGAATTTGTATCTAACCTCTTAGCCCTTTCAGACAGCAACAAAGAGCTATTGCAATGTGATAATACAGAGCTTATGAAGTGTGCCTTGAATGCCACAGCCCTTAACCTACCACTTAACAAGAACTTAGGGTATGCGTATGTTATCGCTTACAAGGATTGGAAGACCCAAGAAGTACACCCACAATTTCAAATGGGATATAAGGGCTTTATTCAGTTAGCTATCCGCAGCGGTCAATATAGAACCATTAACACTTGCGAAGTACGAGAAGGCGAGATTAAGCGTAACAAGTTCACAGGACATACCGAGTTTTTAGGTGAAAACCCTGAAGGCAAAGTCATAGGTTATTTGGCCTATATCGAGTTACAAAATGGCTTTCAGCAGTCCTTATATATGAGCCTTGAGCAGGTTAAAGAGCATGTAAGCAAGTACTCACAAAGTGGAATTGACAAAAACACCAAAGAATTTAAAGGGGTGTGGAAAAATGAATTTGACGCCATGGCAAAAAAGACAGTACTTAAGCTCCTACTTAATCGTTACGGGGTGTTATCAGTAGAAATGCAGAACGCCATAGAGAAAGACCAAGCAGACAGCGAGGGGCGTTATATAGACAATCCGCAAACAGGTAGGTACGTACAAGATGCTGTTATCATTGAGCAAAGCGAGCCTACCGAGATTGTAGCTCAAGAAGAGCCAACAGCTCCTGCCACTACACCCGAAGAAGTTAAGAAAGTATCATTCAAAGATGTATAAGTATGAGAACAAGTTATTTTACATTAGGACAATCACACATATATCGCTTTAATGGACAAACTTTAGACCGTGATTGTGTGATTAAGATAACAGCCGAAAATCCAAGAGATGTAATGATTGAACATTTTGGTTTAGAGTGGGCTTTTGAATACGATGAACGCCCTGAAATGAGATACTTCCCACGAGGTATTTATAACCTAACTGACAACAAATGGGAATAGCAAAAGTAATTAGTTCAGGTAGCGAGGGTAACGCCGTGATATACAACAATGCAATAATGGTAGATTGCGGCGTTTCTCTCAAAGCATTACAAGAAGTCAAACGTTCCTTAAAAATAGTACTCCTAACTCACAAGCACAGCGATCATCTAAAAATACGCACTTTGCAGCGGTTACAAGCTGAGCGACCAACCTTGCGAGTGGCTTGTGGTGATTTCCTCTTAGAAGAATTACCATGTATCAAGAATATAGATGTATTGCAAGTGGGTAAGATATATGATTATGGAGCGTTCAAGGTATCACCCGTAAAACTATATCACGACGTGCCAAATTTCGGTTGGAGGATATTCCTACCTAATGGTAAAAAGATATTCCACGCTACCGATACAGTACATTTGGAGGGCATCACTGCTAAAGGTTACGACCTCTATGCTATTGAGCATAACTATTGCGAGGAGTATATACAGCAATCGATAGAAGAAGCACGAGCCAACGGCGAATATACGCACGCTTACAGCAATATCAATACACACCTTAGCATACAACAAGCGAGGGCATTTATTGAGACAAACAGAAAGGAAAGCAGTGAGGTTTTAGAGCTGCATAAAAGTAGAAGTTTTTATAAGTAAAAGAAATGGAATATGGACACAGCAAAAGAAAGAGAATCTAAAAAAAATAAAATTCTATCCGAGATAATGGAATTTCTGAAAGACAAAGGAATTTCGATAGATGATAGAATGATAATAAGGCACTCTATTGTAAAGATAAGAGAATTAGACCACGAAAGACCTATTGTTTTTAACGACAAGTGGAAAGGTTATGAAGGGTATGAGATAAAGGGTAAAAATAACATATCTGCCACTTATGAGGAAGCTCGTCTGCTTGAAATTTTTGAAAGAATGTTTTTACCAGAGGAAGTAGAAAAGAAGCAGATAAATCAAAAACTATACGATTTACTCGCCATTGTTTACAAATTATGTGATTATAAATCTGAAGGAATTGAATTTAAATTAAAAAATAATGGAAATACAAGGACAAATTAAAAAGATTTTCCCTTCTGAATATGTAGGAGCAAATGGATTCGAGAAAAGGGATTTAGTTATAACAACAATAGAGCAATACCCTAATGACATCATCATTCAATTCACCCAGCAGCGTTGCGACTTATTAGACAGCTTGCAGGTTGGGCAAAATGTAAAGGTATATATCAATATCCGCGGTAGAGAATGGACAAACCCACAAGGAGAGACCAAGTACTTTAACACGATTGAAGGTTGGAAAATTGAGGTGATACAGACTACTAATGTAGCTTATCAGCAGCAGGCACCAAAGCAGCCAGTAGCACAAGCAGCGCCTGCACCTCCTCCACAGAGAGCACCACAGCAGGTACAACAGCCGCAGATATTTGATAACAATGGGAGAGAGCCAAACCCTGCGATATATAACAATGAGGAAGTACCTTTTTAGTAACTAAAAATAAAGAAATGAAAACAGTATTTAAAGAAGGAATGGAGGTTTGGGATAAAACAATCTCACCGAACAAAGGTAAAGTTATAGAAGCCTTTGCGGACACTAAATTTGACTTTCCTATTAAAGTTGAATTTGAAGATGGTCTAAAAGTTCAATATACTAACGATGGATGCTTTGTCAAAAGTAAAGGTGCAATCAATACATTGTCTACTTCGAATTATTCAATTGATTTTAAAGGCTTTGAACAAAAAGCACCTGCACCAACTTATGAGGATATAGTCAAAGAGAGAAACTATATTTATTTACCTGAAAATTTAGTAGCTCCTAATAAAGAACTTGCTGATGCAGTAGTGGCACTCTTAAAACTTCTATTTCTTAGAGACTATTACAATGAGGGTTGGCAGCCTGATTGGAAAGATAATAATTGGAAACACTTTATTCTTTTTGATGAGGGTAATTTAGCAAATGGTTCTAATAAAAGTAGTTGTAGAGTTTTATTTTTCAAATCAGAAAAAGTTAGAAATAAATTCCTCGAAGAACAAAGAGAACTATTAGAAATAGCAAAACCTTTATTATGACAAAAGCAATAATTGTCCTGGTGTTAGTCCTTGACCTCCTTAACCTTCTTTTCTTGATAATTCAAAGGGAATATGCCAAAGCTGCTTGTACCATAGTAATAGCTCTATTACTCTGTCTATCCATCAAAGACTGTGAATATGAAGAAGAAGATGATGACGATCCTCCATTAAATACAGCATAACGCCTGTAATATTAGGTAATTAGTATAACAAAAAGCAAGTATCAATCGGGATAGTAGCAGGTTCGAGTCCTGCCTTGCTTTCAAAAATTAAAGATAAAATGGAAGAACTTAAAAAAGAAGCAAAAGATATTCAAGATTACTTGGAGATTACTTGCTCAGATAACCCAGAGGAAATGGTTGAACGTATTAAAGATTTGTCTGTATATATGGCTCGTAGTGGTGAGATGTTGGCAAAGGCAAAGTATCTCTACAACCAACGTACAACCGCTGAAATTACAAAGACAATTATAGCCATAGCAAAGGAACAATATCTATCGGCAACGGCTCAAAATGCCTTAGTTAAGGCTATTGCTCAAGAGGAGCAGTATCTTGTAGATTGGTTGGAGCGTATCAACCGTTGTTGTACTCATCAGATAGAAGCCCTTAGAAGTCTTCTAAGTTATGAAAAAGAGAATCTAAGAATAACAAAAACGGGATATTAACCTAAAAAAACAATAACTAACAACCGATTTGAGAGGAGATTGAGTGCGCATAAATCTTTATCAAATCTCTAATTTCAAATCAAAAATGAACGAGTATCAAGAGTTTTTAAAACAGAAGCAAAAAGCAAAGGAGCATAAAGGCTTCGCCGCTTTGCCGATGAATGATAAGCTGTTTCCTTTTCAGCAGTTCATTGTGGAGCGTAACCTCAGCAAGGGCAAGCACGCTGTATTTGCTGATTGTGGATTAGGTAAGACCATAATGGAGCTTGAGACAGCAAGCCAAATCGTAAGGCACACGAATAAGCCCGTGCTTATCCTTGCTCCTTTGGTAGTGGTAGCACAGACTAAAAGAGAAGCAGAAAAGTTTGGTTTTGACCTTGACAAAGTAACCATTACCAACTTTGAGAATTTGCATAACATCAATCCCTTGGAGTACGCAGGGCTGATAGTAGATGAAAGTTCTATAATGAAGAACTTTGAAGGGCAAATAAAAAAGCAACTTTTTGAGTATTTCCATAATACACCTTACAAGTTTGCTTTTACAGCTACACCATCGCCAAACGACCCTATGGAGCTTGCTAATCATTCAGAGTTTTTGGGCTATCAAAGTAGATTAGGAATGCTTGCTACCTATTTTATCAACGACCAAGACCACACGAGCAAATGGCGATTAAAAGGGCATGCAGTTGAGAAGTTCTATCAATTTGTATCAGACTGGGCAATAATGCTAACCAATCCCGCTGATATAGGTTACCCAATGCAAGGATACGACTTATCAGAGGTGATATACAAGGAACACCAGCTTATCACTGAAAATGACTTTAGCAATGGTATGTTATTCCCAAGTTTAGCTGTATCAGCTACTGACTTCAATAAGGAGTTAAGACGAACCAAAGAACAGCGAATAGCTAAGGCAATAGAGATAGCTAATGCGAATGAAGAGCCACACATCGTATGGGTGAAACATAATGACGAGGGGAAAGAAGTTACTGCGGGTATTCGTGGGGCTGTGGAAGTGTCAGGGAGTGATAAGCCTGAGGAGAAAGCGCAAAAGTTGTTAGACTTTGTAGATGGGAAGTTTAGGGTGTTAGTCACCAAACCTAAGATAGCCCAGTACGGATTGAACTTTCAGCACTGCCTAAATCAAACCTTTATGAGTCCTGACTTTTCCTTTGAAGGATTTTATCAGGCTGTGAGACGATCCCACCGCTTCGGAAAGAAGGGAGATGTAACGGTTAATATTGTAACCACTGATACTATGCAGAATGTCATTAGTATCATCAGAGAGAAAGAGAAACAATTCAAACAAATGCAACAATTAATGATTAATAACCAGACACTATGGAACAACCAAAATACAGAGCCATACACGGCGATTGCGTAGAGGAGGTAGCTAAACTCCCTGACAACAGCATTGACTTTTCAATATTTAGTCCTCCTTTTGCCGAGTTATACGTTTATTCAGACGATATACGAGACATGGGTAATTGCAAAGATTATGAGGAGTTCTTTGTACATTTTCAGTTTCTCGTGAAAGAATTAGCAAGGGTAATTAAAAGCGGACGATTGGTAGCAGTGCATTGTATGGACTTACCTGCAATGAAAGGCAAAGATGGGTATATCGGTCTTAAGGACTTTTCAGGAATGCTCATTCAGGCTTTTGAGAAGGAAGGATTTATTTACCACGATAGGATCACAATATGGAAAAGCCCAGTAGTGGAAATGACTCGAACCAAATCAATAGGACTACTACATAAGACCATTAAGAAAGATAGCAGCCTATCACGTACAGGGATCCCTGATTACATATTAGTATTTCGCAATGCAGGTGATAACTTAGAGCCAATCACTCACCAGGATAAAGACGAGAACAAGGAAAATTACCTCCCCGTGAATTTGTGGCAAAAGTACGCTGAGCCAGTGTGGTATGACATCAATTACTCCGATACCTTGCAATATACATCTGCACGTGAAGAGAAAGACGAGAAACATATTTGCCCATTACAGCTTGAGACGATCAGGCGTTGCTTGCACCTATGGAGTAATGAAGGAGATACAGTACTCAGCCCTTTTGGAGGGATAGGAAGTGAAGGGTACGAGAGTCTAAGGCTTAATCGTAACTACATAGGGATAGAGCTTAAGGAGTCCTATTACAATCAAATGCAGCGCAATCTCAAGCGTATGATTGCCGATAAAATGCAACCTAAATTATTTTAAATACTCATTCATTTTTCCTTGTCTTTTTGCCCTCGCTTGTACTTGGCGTGTAATGTTAAGGAGAGGGCTTAGGACAAGTGATTTTAAAACTAAAAAACATGACAAAAGATTTAATATTCAAAGAGAGTTGGTATGATGCTATGCGGCATCTTCCTCTACCAGAACAAAAAAAAGTAACTATGGCAATATTACATTATGCATTTGCTAATGAGGATTGGGAGAAGGTACTCCGTCCTCAATCACGAGCGGTATTCCTGCTAATCAAAGCAGACTACCACATGCAAGAGAAATTAGCATAAGAAGTAATTATCACGTTCATTTAAAAAAAGCCTTTATGAAAAAAGAAACATTTTTGTTTTATGCGGATTGGTTGAATGTTATTCGGGATTTGCCAAGTGAGGTTCAGTTGGAAGTTTATCAGGCTATTGCGGAATATGCCATATACGATAACTTGATTGAACTAAAACCACTTGCAAAAGTAGCATTCGGATTCATAAAACAAACGATTGATAGGGATACGCAAAAGTATATATCAATCTCAGAAAAAAGAAGTGAGGCAGGAAAAAGAGGAGGAAGACCATTGAAAAACAATGAGTTAAAAGAAAGCAACGAAAAGCAAAAAAAGCAATTGCTTTCTGAAAAAAGCAAAAAAAGCAATTGCCCCCTTAATGATAATGATAAT